CTAATACAGATCCTAGATTTAGTGGTCTTAATGATGGTACACAATGGTTTGCATATAATTCACAATATGCATCTGGCAGTCCAGACTTTTTTGTAAATTTTGGACAAGATTCAAGTTTTGCAGGTTCAAAAACAAGTGGGTCATCTAATGCTCAAGATGATAATGGAATAGGCGATTTTTACTATACTCCACCAAGTGGATTTTTAGCATTATGTGCGAGTAACCTTCCTCAAAATACTTTGTCAGCAAATCAAATCGAACAAGCAACAAACCATTTTAATACAATTACTTATGATGGAGATGGAAACACAACTCATAATATAACTGGTGTTGGTTTTCAACCAGACTGGACTTGGATTAAAGAGAGGACTTCAACTTCTGGTCATGGGATTCAAGATAGTAGTAGAGGTTATGAAAATTTTTTATCAAATGCAAACAATCAATCGAGTACTGGCATAATAAATTCTGTTTTATCAGATGGATTTCAAACTAATAATAGTGGAGTTACAAACCAAAGTGGTCAAAGCTATATTGCTTGGAACTGGAAAGTAGGTGGAACATCACCCACCAAAACTTATAAAGTTGTGGTTGTAAGTGATAGTGGCAATAAATACAGATTTAGAAATTCAGCAGATAGTGCAACTTTTGCTCAAAGTGCGGTTGCTTTAGATTTACAAGAGGGTGGCACATACGTCTTTGATTGGTCTGATAGTTCAGCACAAGGACACCCATTTAGATTTTCAACAACATCTGATGGAACTCATGGTGGTGGCTCAGAATATACAACTGGTGTTGTAAAAGATGATAGTGCCTACACTACGACAATCACAGTTGCTAGTTCAGCACCCCAGTTATATTATTACTGTAGTATACATTCAGGGATGGGTGGATCTGTTTCAACTAACAGTACATTCGGATCGACAAACTTCGATGGATCTATTCTAAGTGTGGAACAAAGTAACACCACCTCTGGTGTATCAATTTTAACATATACTGGAACTGGAACTCAATCAGATACAGTTGGGCATGGATTAGGTGTTAAGCCTAAAGCAGTATTAGTTAAATCAACAAGCGAAGCACAAAATTGGCACGTTTACCATGAGGGTGTACATGGTTCAGCACCTCATAATTATGTGTTAGTCTTAAATTCAAACAATGACAGAAGTTCTTCTAGTTCTGGTTATTGGGGTGGCAATGCACCAACAACAACAGTAATGGGTGTTGGAAACGATAATTCAAGTAATAAAAATGGCACGAGTTATGTAATGTATTTGTTTGCTGAGGTTGAGGGTTTTTCAAGATTTTCAGATTATTTATCAATATTTAATACTGATGGAAATTTTATTTTTACTGGGTTTAGACCTCAATGGGTTATGATAAAAGCATATGCAGGAGTTTCTGATGCAAGTTGGATAATTTATGATGATGTAAGAGATGAAGACAATTATTTAGAAAATTACTTGTTTGCAAATCTTTCTAATGCAGAAGCAACAAATTCCAATCTGAGAATTGATTTTCTTAGCAATGGATTCAAAATAAGAGGAACAAATACAAACATTGGTGGAAGTGGAGATTATTATGTGTTTTTTGCTTTTGCACGACAAGATTTTAAATTTTCAAATGCTAGGTAATAAAGGAGAAAAAAATGCCTTGGAAACATAATAATATAGCAATAAAAGCAGGTAAAGCATGGTCTGATAAAGATGGTGTTCAACACCCTGCAAACTGGATGATTTGGACTGATCCTGAGAAAAAAGATAAAGGTCTTACTTGGGAAGATGAACCTGACACAAGTTTTGACAATCGTTTTTATTGGTCAAAAGGTGTTGAAAGAAGTTTGACTGATATTCTCGTAACAGATGAAAATGGTGAAAAAGTTTTAGATCCAATGACTGGTAAACAATTGGTGCAAGAAGGATTAAAGACACAATACATTGCACAGACAAAGCAAACTGCAAATGATATGTTGTCTGAAACTGATTGGATGATTGTTAGAAATGCTGAAAAGTCTACAGCAATACCTGAAGCCACAACCAAATTTAGAGATAGTGTCAGGACTAAATGTGCAGAAATTGAGACTGCAATTAATGCCTGTAGTGGTCTTGCAGACTTTATAAAATTGTTTGATGTACCTGTTGATAAAAACGGAAATCCAACTGGGAATGCTCCAATGTATGACTGGCCTACAGAGTAAAAATTTATGCAGATTTCGGTTGAGTTGCTGTGGTCGGCAATTATAACACTAATTATTTGCCCTATGGCTTGGGTTTTTACCTATTTAGTGAAGGAGGTTAAAAGACAACAAATTCTGTTAAACCGCACAAGAGAGGATTATGCAAAAAAAAGTGAAGTTAAGTCAGACATAGAAACTGTAATGGATGCCCTTCACCGACTTGAAGATAAATTAGATAAAGTTCTCTCTAAATAAGGATACATAAATGATTGACCCCATTAGTGCATTTGGAATGCTTACATCTGCTCATGCAGGAATAAAAAAAATTATTTCTATGGGCAGGGATTTAAATAGTGCATCCAACTATATAAAAAAATATGCCACAGCCGAGGCAGAATTATCTTTTGGAAAAGAAAGAAAAAAAAAGAGATGGTTCGGCCTTGGTTCAGCTACTTCTGATGCATTAGACATTCATTTTAAAAAAGAAGAACAAAGAAAAATGCACGAAGAATTGAGGTCAATGTTCTTGCTTTATGGGTCTAGAGGCGAATGGGAGAGGCTTCAGGCCACCATTGCACAGGTTAGGGCAGAACGTAAGAAAGAATTAGAAGAGATAGCCAGACAAAGAGATTTGGTGATTAAAGTGTCAGTAGGTGTAGGCCTAGCTATTATTGGCGGTATAGCTATTTATTACTGGGCATTATATTTGAAAGGTAGTTTATGAGTAATTTAATTGCACAATTAAAAAGACACGAGGCTGTAGAACTGAAGCCTTATAAATGTACATCTGGTAAACTTACTATTGGAGTAGGTAGGAACTTAGAAGACATAGGAATTACAGAACAAGAGGCCGAATTACTGCTTTTAAACGACATAGGCAGGGTAAAACAGGAACTTGTGAATGATCAATGGTACATGGATTTAGATCCTGTCAGGAAGGCTGTAATCGAGAATATGTCATTTAATCTAGGGTATCCAACCTTGAAAAAGTTTCAAAACATGATTGCTAGTATATCTGAGGGCGATTATGAAACAGCTTCCAAAGAAATGCTAGACAGCAGGTGGAGCAAACAAGTCGGACAGAGAAGTATAGAATTAGCTGAACAAATGCGAACTGGTCAATGGCAGGATGTTTAAGGCTGTCGTTGTAGCCTGTAGTATGATTATTCCAAATTATTGCATTACATTAGAAAATGTTCAGTATCCTGTTATTTTTAATTCATATGACGAGTGCAAAGTAAGAGCATTGGAAATGGCTAGTGATGTTGGTAAATACATGAAGTCATTCAAGCCTACCAGATGGAGATGCCAAGAAGTAAAAGAAGGGAGACTTTTATGATATCTTTAATTTCAGCATTAGCACCAATTGTTGGTGACATTGTAAAAGAAGCAATACCAGATCCAGATAAAAAAAGGGATGCGGAAAACAAAGTCAGGTTAGCTTTACTAGAAAATTCAAAACAACTTGAGGCATCAGCTAGTCAAATTGTACTAGCCGAGGCGAAAAGTGAGAGTTGGATTGCTAGATCTTGGAGGCCGATCTTGATGCTAAATATTACCGCCATTGTAAGTGTAAATTACTTAATCTTTCCATTAATAGAGGTGACTACAGGAAGCAAAATGATGATACCTTTACCAGACGAATTATGGACACTACTGACTGTTGGAGTTGGTGGGTATGTTCTAGGCAGGTCAGGTGAAAAGGTGGCTCAGCACATCAAAAAACCGCCACAATAGTTACCCAAATAGTTATCCAAACAAATTATTACCCCAGAGGCTTCGGTTTCTGGGGATTTTTTTTTGCCTAATTTACATTTTTTTTCGTCAAATAACTTGCATTGAAAGCATAAATGAATATATACTATATGTAACATTAATTTATTGAGGAGATTTACTTATGACTAATACATTTACTAAAAATGAAAAATCTTTATATGAACAGGCATTAGACAGATGTCAAAATTGGTGGGGCAAAGAAAAGCTAACTGATTTGTACCACAAAAAATTCTATAAAAATTTTTGGAATGCTGAAAGACAAGCTAGAAAAGTGTCACAAAAAATTAAACAAAAATACAATACAGATATTTTTTGTGCTTACACAGTTGTTGAAGATAGACAATCAGGTAAATACTTTGTGGTCTTTTACTGGACTAATTTTCAGAAGCAATTTGGAAATGGCACATATGTTTTTGAGATTTCCGATTATGGTCATTTTTTTATTTAGGGGATTATCATGAATAGTTTAAAATTTACAAAAGAGCATATAAAGTGGGCATTAGGAGAGAAGAGATTATCTTCTCTCTTCGTCTGTCTAAGTGAAGAAAGATATGGATATGACGAGGTCGATGGCAAGTGGGTTTGGAATGGTGAGAGATATGGCAGTAAAATGTTCTCTCTTTACTGCAACTGGATTGAATCTGTTTGGGGTAAAAACGTAAATGGTGATCCAGTTCTTAGAGATGAATATAGAACAAATCACCTGCTTAATCTTTCTACAGATTTCCAACAGGCTAATGAGAAGGCCATCAAACTTTGTAAGGAACTTAAATGTTTAAAAGGTCTTTACCTGACTGACAAGCCAATCCACCAAAATCCATATACTTACAGAACCAAGGAAGAATTGGCTAGAGCAAAGGCTTGGGAAAATATCAGGACTGAAGTTTTATCTTTAAGAAGATTAAAAGATAAAGTTAAAAAGCATTCTTTCAAGATTGCTGAGTTAAGAGACAAAAGATTGTTTCCATCAAACTATGTCGGTGAAGTTAAGCAAAGAAGTGAATTTACTTTAAAGGTTCAGTTCTCAATTAATTTTGCAAATGACTGGGGCGGTACAACAATGACTAATCTTAAAGATAAAGATGGTAATGTATTTGTTTACTGGGGTTCTGCTTTTGTTGGTTCAAAAGGTGATGAGGTAAAGCTAATTGCTACAATCAAGGAACACAAGTTGTACAGAGGTGTAAAGCAAACCTTAATCAACAGGCCTCAGACACTTGAGAGAAACAATGAAAAAGTAGATAGATTTGGCAACGTATTGAGGAGTGCATAATGAAAAAAATAGCTTTCATGATTTTACCAAGACAGGATAAATTTGAGGATACATTCTTGCAGTCAGTAAGAATTGTGTGTGATCAACTATTGTTACATTTTGATGGTTGTACTTATTACGAAGTCAAGGGCAGGTCTGTTACAGATCCTAGGACTTTATCTTGTGTTAAAATTGAAGTTGCAGTTGCAGAGAAAGATACAAAAAAATTTCTTTCTGTCTGTGAGTTTGCACAATTGGCCATTGGTTGTAAGCAACTAATGGTTCAACTACCTAGCGGTGAAATTCAATTCTTAGAAGCATATTAGAGGGGAAAGAAAATGACTAATTATAAAGTAGGAAATATATTTGTTTTAAAAGGTATGAAGCATGGGAAGGAGTTTCAGTCCTATGCTTTCAACTATAAAATGAAGTGTAGAATTACAGGCCAGTACCCTGACAAATATTCTAGAATGACAAACCAAAACAAGTCTGAACTGGAAGCTAAGAGACAGGACTTAATTAATTCTCTGGATAGTTACAATCAACTTTATGCCGAGGGTAAGTTTGAAAGTGTAGCTGATATGGCCATAGAAGCCAGAAAGATGGCGGTAGGTCGTAAAGTGAATGGCATTAGTGAAAGAACCAAGGACAACGATGTAAGGCACATTAAACTACATTTAAATCCATTCTTTGGTCAGAAGCCTATTAAGGATATTACAACTGGTGATGTTAACTTATTTGTAAATCATCTGGCCGATAAGAATAAGTCTAAGAAACTTATCCTTCATTGTCTCAGTACCCTTAATATGGTTTTTAAATATGCCATTGATAAAGGTTTTATTGTAAACAATCCTAACAATTCTAACAG